TGGCGCTGCAACTTAGGCCACTCTAATTTTGTAACGAATGATTTGTCCTGCACAAGAATATGATTGGTAGGTTGTGCCGTGAACCTGCCGTTGTCTAACTTGATAAAGTAAAACTCTTTGGACTGTTCTGGCTCTAGGCTAAATCCATCAAGCATAGGGATTGCCGTGAAAAGGTACTCACCAAAAAGTTCTTCTTTGTTTCGCAGTCTTGCACAAATTGCCATGGCTTCAAGAAACGGGTACTCCACCACGCTGAATTGATGCCCATAACAATCCCAAGTTTGAGCAGAGTCGGTAGGCCATAAATTTTCCACGGGTTTGTGCGCGAGTCGATGCAAAGAAACATTCCTGTAGATTGCCCCGCATTCAAGCAGCACATGGCATCCCCAAGTCCTGCCGGGATGACTGACCAGACCAAACCACGCGACACGTTCCCACTTGTCGTTACCAAATGTTTTAGGTTCAACGTAACAATATGTATGACGGGGCAACGGCCCCGCACCTGAGTAAATCATTTCTTCTTGCCACCCTTTTTTAACCGCGCCACTTCTTCACGCAGCCGCTGAATCTCATCGTGACATGCCCAAAGAATCCCACCCACGGTGAGGAACTTCATTTCCGTAGTTGTTGATGTATCGTTGATCTCGTTGGGCAACGCACGGATCAAGTCAAGAATGTCATCTTCGATCTCCACGTAGTGCCTCCAACTCAGCCTTTAATACGCTAATTTCTTGAGCCAACACACTTGCTTCAAGTTTCAGTCCTGCCTTACGCATTGATGCAAGGGCTTCTTCTACTTTGACTTGTTGCGAATGCCGCCACGGCATCCGTTCCATCTCAGCCTTCCACGCGCCCGGTGGAGACTCGTTATCGACTGGCATATTGCTGCCTCACTTGATCGCGCACTAATGTAAGTAACTTACAAATCACGTGTGTCTGTGACTTAGTTTTACCGTTGCGATTAAGAGAGTCGAATTCTGCGGCGTACATTCCGATAATGTCCCATCGCAGAACTTCTAAATTACCGTTATCGTCAATTTTTGCCCAAACAGTTTCTGGATTGACCGTAGTTTTTATATGTTCCTGCGGCACGATAAGATACGCTTCATCGTCCTCTAGAACTTCTTTATTGATCTCACTCATGGACAATCTCCTTGGCTACATCCATCCACTCTTTACCGTATTCAACATCTACCCAATCTTTGAACCACGGCCCACCTCGGGTGAAATGCACAGCTTGAGGGTTTGAACAGTTATCCTTCGTATACCATCCTTCCAGATAATTGTAGGTGATGGGTAAATCACCGATGGTCGCGTCCCACAGGAACCGTAACTGATGCAGGTACATCCCAGACTCGCGGTTCACAACTTCGGGAGTAAGTGTCTTGAGCAACGGATGCCCACAGTTCCACAGGATCATGCTGCTCCAGTTCTTGCGTGGATACTGGTGCTGAACCCTGCCGTCCATCTTCGTTGACTCTTTCGGCTTGTAGTCATGCTTGACCACACGCACCCCGTAATATGGATCCATGTAGTTCTCAAGCGCAGCGATGTCGCCTCGCCAGAGAAAGTCACAGTCCATGAAGACAGCCCACCCCTCGTAGTTGCACAGGTGCGGCACAAGGAAGCGCGTGAAAGAAAATTCTGTAGATGACAACGGGTCATGCTCACGCCAATAAAGATTCCGTTCACGCATCTCGGTCTGCTTGATCGGCTTGATCTGAAGTGGCACAGACGTATGCTTCTCAAGCGACTTCTTACAAACTTGATACGCGATATCCTCACGGCTATCCCAACCAATAAAGATTTTCATCACACCCTCTCAAATTCCCTCTTACGATTTGTGCCTTTGAAGTGAAGAATCTTCGCTTTATCTGTGTTGTGTTCGGGTAAACAACCGTAGACTGATTCGGTAAATTCACCACACCCATACTTCTCTGCGTAGATTCGTAATGCTTCTTGGTCGCCGTACCACTGCTTGAACTTTGGATCAAGCGAATCGTATATCTTCAATACGTTTGACCAGAATCTCGTATCGTTGGTGGCTACTGCACAGCCCACGTATGGATAGAGTTCACCAATCGTCTTCCCTGCGTACTCATCAAACTTGATACCGCGCTGCTCAATATTGAACCCTGCGTCATTGTTGAACGCTCTACGACATAACGAAACTTGTGTTCCAGCTAGCATGTCTTCGACATTGATCTTGTCCTGCACTAGCATATCGGTATCCAAGAACAACGTTGGCACTTCGATCTCTAACTGAGAGTACATTTTAACTCGCGCATACATTAAATTTTTCTTATCAACAGTTGTTTCAAACCTGTCGGTTATACCCATCACATCTGGCGTAGAACTGTCTGTACACATGATAACGTTTGCATCAGGGTTGTACCGCAAAATCGATTTCACCATTTTATGTGGATAAGAGATGTCATCGCCCACGTGGAAAAATACAAAGGTCTGCCGGTTGCGATCTCGTTGTCCGAGTAACGCATCTAATTCTTCTTTGACCTGCATCAACTGCAAATCCCATGGCGCATTCATGTTCTCGCGCTGATAAATCTTTATGCTCGGATACCACAGGCTTTCGTTACCGATACGGTTGTTCCAATACCAGAGTTTGTTGGCATCCAAAAGCAAAACATCTTTACCTAGCGCCCCTGCCAGATGCACATTCGCGCACGATGGCGAGATGATGACGCTGCATATCTCCATGAGCGCAGCCACGTTTTCCAAATCCAAGAATGTATCAATGTGTGTGGTAATGAGACTCGGGTGAAACCCTTCGCCCTGTTTCTGAGCATCGCCATACTGAAGATTAATGAACTTTAGAAACGGTGTGTCCAGAATCTGACGAAACGCTTCAAGCGGCACAGACTTGTGTTGACCAATGATGGGCGCGGTACTTGCCCAAGTTAGACCAGCAACGTAGTCATCTTCATGCAACCCATACTCTTTGCGGAGTCTAGCCACACGCTCAGGATCAGCCTTAAGATAAGCGGTCGAAACGTTAGGAGCGATGTCACGCACAGAATCAACAAAGTATTTAGCGAGAGAGGCAATCGGTATATGTGAGTCGTGATTGCTCATTTTCACACGTGCGTTATGAGACAGGAAGGTGACGTTCTTCGCCTTGCACCCGCGCTGAAAAAGATTCGCTAAACGCAAATCAATCAGCACCGTGATATGTTCAACCTCTCGCGCTAACGCTTCGATGAGAGAGCCATACAGAATCTGATCACCAATGCCTTGCTCACACCAGACAAGCGGTCGTTTTAGTCCTTTGCCGCGCTCCCATTGTGAGTGCTTGGTATGTAGGCGGGGGGACTTAAAAGTTTTGCTGCCCCAACGCCGCTCGTAGCCTTGCCAACCCTTTTTGAAATCACCCATTTGCAAGGCAAGAAGTCCAATAGTCCAACCTGCATCGTCGTTGTTGGGTTCCAGTTGTGCTGCGATCTCAAAGTGTTGACGGGCTAACTCCCACCTATGCATTTCCCAATGGCATCGCGCATCGTCGTTGTTGGGTTCCAGTTGTGCTGCGATCTCAAAGTGTTGACGGGCTAACTCCCACCTATGCATTTCCCAATGGCATCGCCCAATCTGTAACTCAGTCGCAGTCAGGACAGGCAACGCCACGTGAATGTTTTGGAGGATGCTGATGGCCTCGTCGTAGTTGCCCTCTTCAGCTTTGGCAAAACCTGTCTTGTAAATGTGTTCAGCAAACTCAGGTAGGGTCTGTTGTTTTTTACCTTCAATCATGCCCTGCCTCTTTTACTAATTGCATCCATGCAATCAACGCACCCGTTATAAAAATCACCTTCCATGTATTCAGCAATTTTTTTACAATCTTCTATACAAGACTCCCGCTCCGCAGCGGCAACAAGGGCAGCAAAGCGTTCAAGGCAAAGCCACATCGGCCCTTCAAACTTGATCTGCTGGTCGTTGACAGGACTGACTCCTGCGTCTCTGGCGAACTGAATAATTTTTTCGCGGGTCACCAATACTCCCTCCCTGACCCTCGTTTCGCTGCCCACTCCGGTGGTGGCACGTGCGCCCATGCTTGATACCGTTCCCATTTCCACCGTCGCCACACGTCACGCATCCACCTGATCATGCCATCTCCTGCGGAACAAACTGCAACAAGTTAAGTGGGAACGAGACCGCCGTCTTGCGGCCTTCGCGTGGATAGACCAGCACTCGCCCTGCGTTCTCCAAAACTAGAGCGTTCGTCACGCCCTTCTCAACGCCCTCAAAATCATCTAGCACAAACACAGTAGTCTCGGTGACGATCTTGCCAAGCGGCTCAAAGTCTTGTTGCGCGAGCCTTCCATCCAGATAGACAAGATTAGCCTTGACGTTCTTCTCTACCATATCTGCAAACATCTCGTGTGATGCTCGCATCGGATACTGGAAGATATTCGGCACGTCCAGATTGATGTTGTTGGAGTGGTCACAGGTATAGATGTCTACCAACCGTTCCATAGCCAAGTTCATCGTCTTTGTAGACACACCGATAAACGTACCTACCTCGGCAATGACGTTGGGCTGAAAGAACTTGGTGATCTTGTACAACTCAAACGCATCATCGACAGGCAAAGAGCCGGTGTTGTACTCGGCCTGACTACGCAACTCCTGTTGCTGCTCTACGATCCGCTCGATCTTTTCATACGGAAAGTCGCCAACCTTCTGGTCGATGATGTCCCAAAAGATCTCGCTGAATCGTTTACGACCGATCTGAACTAAGTTCATACATACCTCTTAAAAGAAACCAGACCCTACCCTGCCATGCCGCGCCCAACCACGCGATACCCAACCCGACCTAACCGTGCCTCACCTAACCTCACCCAACCGCGCCCCATAAAATTTCTCGCCAGAGAAACCAAACCGTACCAGACCTAACCCTGCCTCACACGACCTCACCCCACATCGCCTTACCTAGCCGTGCCACGCCTTACCAAACCCCACCATGCCTCACCACACCATGCCCCACCTAACCCAACCATGCCTCACTTTATTTCTTCAAACTTCGTCACTCTAAAAGTCCCAAAGGGACCACGTTTCTCTGGCCTAAAGTCGCCAATGCCAATGCTCTCACCCGCCTCGTTCAACAGGCGATGTGCGTCCTCAGACGACAGCATCTGGTCATTTAAAATCAAACGGAACTTCGCCGCCCACTGGTCGAAGCGCGGACGGTATCGCATCACTCGACCCTTCGTCGCCGGGATAGTCACCGGGCGTCCATCCACCTCAAAGTTAGGTGCAGGTTTCCCGTCACCGGCAAGGATCGTCACAGTATCCGACTCCATGCGCACCGCACTCGGCACGACGAACTTCAACGTTTTACGGGAGCCACGCATCTTGTGATTCACACCCGCATTCGCCATCGTTGCCGGAATCGAAAAGGCATTAAAGTAATACGTTCCATCCTGTGCGATGTAAGCATTCTTCGTCGCCTCGTCCCGAGGATTCGTACTATCCACCATCACGCGCCGCGTGGCTTTGCCTTGCTCAACCTGTTCCGCAAACTTGTGAATCAGCAACGGCGTGTTGCCGCGAATTTCTACGTCAATCGTTTTCATACATCACCTCTTTTAAATTTAAATTACGCACTCTTCCGAGCATCAATCTCGCGCTTCAAATAAAACAACGCTTTCTCCAAGTCCTGCACCGGGTCCGTACTCTTCTTGCCCGCACGGGTGACGTACTTCACCACGTTGCCCAAGCGATAGTTCAAATCTTTGGCTTCAATAAAGTCGAGCGTCTCAATGCCACCCGTCCGGTAATGCGGGGGACTGTTCACCATGTCGATACCTTTAACTTTTGAACCCCGCAAAAACTTCGCTGCACTTTCCCCTTCAACCACCAAACCATCCAAATATTGCAGCGCCTCCCGGTGGGGGTTCGTCAAACGTTCATCACGCGCTCGCACCGAGGCTAACTCCCTCTCGCGCTGCGCCGCTGCGTCGATGGCCTTCAACGCTTGATCCATTTCCTTCACCGCTTCCACAATCTTCGACGGCTTCTTGGTTTTCTTCCCTGCATTTTTATTTAAGTCCATCCAGCGAATGTGGTAGACGTAAGTCGGCTTGACCTTCACGGTCTTGGCTACCTCGCCAACTGCCTTACCCTCTTTCAACAACTTCAAAATCTGATCCTTCTTACTCATAATCAAATAACTCCTTTAAATCATCCACGTTGGTCTCATCAATCACGATTGCCATCCCGCCCGCATCCATGATCCGTTTCAATGCAGCCTCTTGCAGCGCGGTCGGCTTGTTCCCGTTGGCCTTGCATTCAATCGCCGCAAACCTGCCGCGATAACAAATCAGGAAGTCCGGCGTCCCACTCAATCCATACCCACCGGTTGCGGGCATCGCGTAGTAGCAGCCCATCTCGGTCAAGTAACGCTTGACCTGCTTCTTCACCTTGGCCTCGGGAGTCACTCGACCCCCTTGCCGTCCAGATAAATCTCGCAACCATTACCCCACACGGCATCGCTACCGCGCTCGGTCTTGAACTCAGCACGCTTGGCGTATTGATGCCACTCCTTGCCGGTCATGCGGAATTCTTTATTCTTGTTGTAGTCCCACCCAAAGAACTTCGTTCGCGACGGGAGCGTTGTGAGTTTTTGTTGCATGGTGTTCTCCGTTTAAGAAGGGGCGGGGGTTGCCCGCCCCCACCGTGTTAGTGCTCGACCGTAATGGTGAATCGAGTGTTGTCTTTCGTGTCGGTGATAACGTACTTGCCGGGGAACTCTTTAAACCAACGCCAAAGTTGATCCACCGCAACTCCAAGGTCGTTGTAAGCACCCATCGTTTCGTCATGGTCGTCTGCCAACGCGACGATGTAGCGGTACTCGGCTCGTAGTTCTTCATAAGTCATTTGCTTTCTCCGGTTTGTTGTAGTCGGTTGAACCATTCAACCAGAGCATATCATAACATACCTTTACTTACTTGTCAACCCCCCCTAGTCCTCCGACTCATCCTCATCAGGCATCGCAAACTTGCCCAAGCCGAACAACCGACACGCGTGTTCCAATGCACTATCTTCCCAAGCCTCGTAGCCCACGAAGCCATAGCGTAGTACGCGCTTAATAAACTCGTCCCGGTCGCCCGAATAAATGTCGTTGTAGACAAGTTCCAATATCATCTCTTTGCGTGTCATAAATCTTTCCTGAATAGCCATATCACCAAAACAAATACCGCGAGCGACCACGCTACAATCTCCACAATCCTATAGTCCGTTTGGTCTAACACGTTCGCACCCTTTTAAAATGGATTAATAGGTTGAGGTTGTTGCGGCTCATCGAGCGGTAGGTCTAACTGATTTGTGATTTGGCGCGGTCGGCACCACCACTCCCGCAGTTCGTAGAGTTCGCGCTCATAGTCGAACATTTGCTGAGTGATCCAGTCCTCATCCTCGATGGGTATCCACCAATCGTTTTGTATCTCTTGCAGTCTCATGGCAGTTTCACCCAACGGTTATCATCATCGCCGTAGTCATCGTCCGACTCGTACGCATCGAACCATTCCGCAATGTCTGTAGTCATCGTCCGACTCGTACGCATCGAACCATTCCGCAATGTCTTCTAGTTCGCCATGCGGGACCGTACGCAAGTCCACAATCGCCGGGGCAGAAAACGTAATCTGCACCCCTTGATCGTAGTATCCGCGCAGTTCAATCCTCGTTACTGCGAACTCGCCCTCATCATATTCGGCGGTCACGACCGCATCCCAGTCCGCACCGAATAACATCAACACGCCTGATTCTTCTTTAAACATGGGTCGGTCCTCGCTGTATGACTCGTAGCGCGGCGCGTTTGCACCGGGCAATCTCTGTTTCTGTCATTTGCGTTGCGAGTTCTTCGGCTAAGTTTCTAGCCTTGTTAAAATCCTCGTCCGTCAACGCCGTAATGCCTAGCACCAGCGCGAGGGTCAACGCCTCACGATCATTTTTCGGCGGCTTTAATTCAATCTCTTGTGTCATGTCAGCACCTCACTTTTTCCTAGTTTGTTCAAGTTTCTTTACAATATCTCCGACACTAGCGGCGCGTTCGCACCCTGTCAAGCCCTCAACCTAAAATAAATTCACAACGCGACCGCACCCAACTTTTTCATAGACCCGTTCGCACCCGATCAAACCGACCCCCGGACCCGTTCGCACCGGGAAAAAATCTCTCCGGCACCGCAAAACCGGGAAAAATGAGGCCGAAAAAGGGGGGCGGTGGCAGTCCCGCCCCAAGTCCACGGAGAACCTAGTTATTCGCCCGCTTCAAGGTCGCGTCGCACCAATTCCCGGCACGGTGGGGGCAGGTCATCCCACGTTATACGCCGCCCCAAGTGTTTACCCGGCACGGCGACCGCGTATTGCCCAAACCCCGCCGGGTTAAATGGGTCCGCATCCATGGCACGGGCCGCGAATGACCCCGCAAGATGCTCCGGATAGTCCATATACACGGCGGTGTAACGGTCTATCGAGCGCCCCCCGTTATCGTAGAGCCTGACCCGCTTATCCGCTTCGATTGTTTCGTTTTGCATACGCTTTCTCCGTTTGGTTTGGTCTTATCAATAGCCGCGTTACGGCTAGACCGGGGTTTCCCCCGGTTTCGACCTTTTAGGTTTAGGCTGCGTCAGACTCCGCAGGATCCGCCGTGATGACGGTAGACCATGCGTTGCCACGAACAACGGGTGACCAGTAGTAGCAGTCCCCGAAGCATCCCCCGGCATACTCGCCGGGCCATCCCAACTTAGCGAGCAACGCTTGTGCGGCAGCCTTGTGATTTTCTTCGGGTTCTAATGCGTAATTTTTCGTCACATAGATACGCCCGGCCTCGCATTCGGCGCTGAACCGTGAACCTTTGGAATTGGTCGGGCCGTGGTACTTGGTTTTAATCGTTTGCATTGTGGTTTTCTCCGTGTGGTGTGGTTTGGATTAGAGGCCGATCATGCGAAGGGATGCGAGACCGACCCCAATGGCGAATACGCCGAAAAGGATGACCGACCCCGCGAGAATGTTGCGGACCATGTGGGATGGGTTCCGGCGGCGTGAGGTTTTGCGTTTCATGGTTACGCGCTCCGGGTTTTGAGGGCATGGGCGGCGTAGTAGAGATTGGCGGAACCCCACATGACAAAAATTATCCCCATCATTCCCGATTGAAGGTTACCGAACACAATCGAGAAAAGACCCAACGCGACAAACCCTAGGCCACCAATTGCTAGACCGACTCCTACTAGTTTCATTTCGTCTCTCCGGTTAAGGCGGGGTCATTCCCGCTTGTGCGTCAATTATAAACATACCTTTATTTATCTCGTCAACACTTCCCGCGAAAATAATTTCGCCCGGTCCAGTTCGGCGGGGTCTTGTCCCGGCTGTGTCAGGGGGTCAAAAAGTCTGACACAAGAAAAGATCAGGAAAATCAAGTACTTGCGCGACGCTTGTGTCAAGCGTTGTCCCGTGTAACTTTATATATGACACGGCGAAACGAGGGGGGGTCGAGTGGCTAAGTGATTGATTTTATTATAATTAGTTAGTAATAAGTAAAGATAAAAAAGAGTGAAAAAAGGGCGAAATGGAAAAAAGAGTGTCCGGCAAAATTTTGAGAGGATTTTTAACACGCCGCGCCCCTGCCTCTCTCCCTCTCGATTCTTGCCACGTTCCGCCGCGCCCCCCTCGTTTTTCCTGACACAGTGACACAAGCGCGGTTTTTCTTAGTTTTTTCAGATACTTACTTGTCCCGCGTAGAATTTACTTTCGACACAAGCCCGACACAGCGCCGAAAAAACCTAGTAAAAACATAGCTTTACCTTGTTCCGGGCCTGAAAACGCGTTGTTTTTTCGCTACGTTTTTAGGCTAGGCTCCGCTACGTTCGGGCATGGTCGAGTCTGATCCCGGCTAGGTTAGCGCGGCCTCTCCGCGTTGGGTCTGGTCCAACATGGTCGAGCATGGTGGGGTCGGGTCTAACGTGGCGCGGTCGGGTGGGGTCAAAAACAGATAGGCCCCTCTCGCCTGTCCCGGTCGGCGGGGTTCACGCGGTCGGGTCTGGTCCCGTTCCGTTTTCCCGGCAGGGCGCGACCCTTTCCGGAATCGGTCTAACCCGGACCCCACCCCTACCCGACCAGCCCGCTACAGGTTGAGACTCCGCGCTCGCCCCGCCCCGCTTGGATTCTCATAAACAACCAACACTTTTTCCAAATTTCGGCTAGGCCGACCCCACCCCCTTCATATAGAACACCCCCCGGCATCACATTTGGTACCATGCTGCGAATTCGTATATATTTCGCAACAATGCAGCCGCTTGTTCCGGACATCGAAGAGAACATTGCCCTTCCGGCCAGCATGGCTGAGGCCATGCCCACCCTGTCTTTTAAAGAAGAACTGGATATGCGGGCGAGGACGATCAAGTTGATATCGGATTTATCGCAGCAACCCATTGTGCCCAACGAAGAGGATTGCGCGTCCGCACAAGAGCTTGCCGTCGAAATGGCCAAGCATCCTAGAAAGAAGCAGGATTTGGCTAAGTATCCGAACGAAACCGTCGCGTTTCTGGCTGGGCTCGTGGCGGAGTCGAACCACATGATCGTGGACGACCTCTCCGAATTGAAACTATTTGTTTTGAATAACCTGATGAAGGAATTTGCCCAGTCCGACGATGCCAAACTGCGCACACAAATTTTAACCAAGATTGGCGAAGTAGACGGCGTAGACGCATTTAAGAAGCGAAGCGAAGTCACGCACGTGATAAAGCCGATTGAAGAGGTTGAGCGAGAGCTTTTGCGGATTTTGGACGGCGTGGAATACGACGTGGTGGCTGAAGAGGGTGAAGTAAACGAGGAAGTTGTCGAGGAAGCCGAGGAGTTACCGGAAGAAATAGGCGAGAACGATGCCCCGCCTAACACCTGAGAAGCTGGCTGCGCTGAAACTGGCGCTACCGGGCATGAAAGAGAAGCAAAAACGTGAGACGTTAAGGCTTTTGCAGGAATATGAGCGTCAACTGACGCAAGAAAGGGCGAAAGAATCTTTCTTAGACTTCATCAGCCACGTCTATCCGGGCTACAAAGTAGGGCCGCACCACAGACATTTGGCTAGAATTTTTGAAGAAATTACCGAAGGTAAAAAGAAGCGGGTCATCGTCAACATTGCGCCTCGCCATGGCAAGTCAGAGATGATCAGTTACCTCGCTCCGGCGTGGTTTTTAGGCAAATTTCCGCATAAAAAGGTCATTATGGCCTCACATACCGCCGATCTTGCGGTAAATTTCGGTCGGCGCGTGCGTAACCTTGTTGGGAGTGACCCCTACCGTGACATTTTTCCCCAAGTGGAACTTCAAGCTGATAGTAAGTCTGCTTCTCGCTGGGGTACTAACTTCAATGGCGAGTATTTTGCTATTGGTGTTGGCGGTGCTTTGGCCGGTCGCGGTGCTGATCTGTTCATTATTGATGATCCTCACTCTGAGCAGGAGGCCAAACAAGGCCGAGTCGATGTTTTCGACCCCGCATGGGAGTGGTTTCAGTCAGGCCCCGTCCAACGATTGATGCCGGGTGGCGCGATTATTGTGGTCATGACCCGTTGGTCCAAGATGGACCTGACTGGAAAGATTATTGATCACATGACCCGCGAGGAAGACTCAGACCAGTGGGAGGTTGTAGAGTTCCCGGCCATTTTAAACGATAAACCGCTTTGGCCTGACTTCTGGACGATAGAAGAACTGCTGGCTAAGCGAGCTTCGATGGATGTGCGGTACTGGCAGGCCCAGTATATGCAGGATCCGACCTCAGAAGAGGGTGCACTGATCAAGCGAGAGTGGTGGCAGGTCTGGGAATCTGAAGTCCCGCCACCTTCTGAACACATTATTATGAGCCTTGACGCCGCTCAAGAGAAGACTAATCGGTCTGACTTCAACGCTCTGATGACGTGGGGCGTGTTTTTCAACGAGGAAACTAAGAACTATAACATCATCTTGCTCAACTCGATCAAGGTTCGCATGGAGTTCCCTGAACTCAAGGCATTGGTGCTAGAGCAGTACAAAGAGTGGAACCCGGACTCGTTCATTGTGGAAAAGAAGTCCAACGGTGCAGCGTTGTATCAAGAAATGAGGCGGATGGGTGTGCCCATCAGTGAGTTCACGCCCGGTAAAGGGCAGGACAAGATCAGCCGGGTCAACGCGGTGGTGGACCTGTTTTCTTCAGGGATTGTGTGGTGTACTCAGCACCGCTGGGCGTGGGAAGTTGTTGAAGAATGTAATGATTTTCCAAGTGGCTCCCACGATGACTTAGTGGACGCCACGACTTTGGCGTTGATGAGATTTAGACAAGGTGGGTTTATCCGCCTCCCAACTGACGAGCCTGAGCCGACGAAATGGTTCAAGAGCCACAGACGGGAATCGTACTACTAGGAGATTTAAATGGCTGTTGACAAAAGCTTAATGCAGGCTCCGTTAGGTCTTGATGCCCTTGCTCCCCCTGAGCCAATCCAAATTGAAATCGTGGACCCCGAAGAGGTCCGCATTGGTGTAGACGGCATGATGATCGAGCTTTCTAAGGAAGAGCCTCGTGCCGAAGATTTTGATGCCAACCTCGCAGACTTTATGGGTGAGAATGAGTTGCAGAGCCTAGCCTCTGAACTTTTGGGGCAGTACGAACAAGACCTTTCAAGCCGCAAGGACTGGCTGGATACGTACGTCAAAGGTTTGAAAATCCTCGGTATCCGCTACGAAGAGCGAACCGAGCCGTGGCCGGGTGCGTGTGGTGTGTTTCACCCGCTCTTGATGGAGAGCGCGGTCAAGTTCCAGTCTGAGACGATCATGGAGACCTTCCCTGCGATGGGTCCGGTCAAGACCAAGATTATAGGCAAGGAAACCCCGGAGAAGAAAAACGCCTCGATCCGCGTTGCGGATGACATGAACTACCAACTGACAGAGGTGATGAAGGAATATCGCCCCGAGCATGAGCGGATGCTGCTCAGCATGGCCCTCGCGGGTAACGCCTTTAAAAAGGTGTACTTTGATCCGAGCCTTGGGCGACAGACAGCGGTTTATATACCGGCTGAAGATATTGTTGTGCCGTACGGCGCGGCAAATCTTGAGACGGCAGAGCGTGTTACGCACCGGATGCGTAAGACGAAGAACGAACTTATCAAACTGCAATACGCAGGCTTTTACCGTGACATCGACTTAGGCGACCCGGTTCGCACGATGGACGAAGTAGAGAAGCAGAAGGCAGAGGATCAGGGCTTCTCAGCGTCTATGGATGATCGGTTCCAACTGCTTGAAATGCACGTCAACATCGATTTGCCGGGTTATCCGGATGTCGATAAAGACAATAACGAAACGGGGATCGCTCTACCTTACGTAGTGACGATTGAGAAGGGGACTGGAACTATTTTGGCGATTCGTCGCAATTGGCGAGAAGATGACGAACTTAAACAAAAGCGCCAGCACTTTGTCCATTACGGATATATCCCCGGCTTTGGCTTCTATTATTTCGGACTTATACACCTTATCGGCGGTCATTCTAAAGCGGCTACCTCCCTCCTTCGCCAACTTGTCGACGCCGGAACTCTTAGCAATCTTCCGGGTGGTCTCAAATCACGCGGTCTCCGTATCAAAGGAGACGACACCCCCATTGCCCCCGGCGAATTCCGAGACGTAGATATTCCGTCTGGCGCGATTCGCGACAACATCCTGCCGCTCCCGTACAAGGAGCCGAGCCAGACCCTTTCCATGTTGATGGATCGGATCGTCGAGGAAGGTCGTCGCTTTGCTGCGGTGTCGGATCTCAAGATCTCGGACATGTCTTCGCAGGCTCCGGTTGGTACCACGCTTGCCGTGTTGGAGCGTGTTCTCAAAGTCATGACCGCCGTGCAGGCTCGTGTGTACTACGCGATGAAGCAGGAGTTCAAACTGCTTGCCGGAATCATCCGAGACAATACGCCAGAGGAGTACAGCTACGAGCCGGAAGTTGGATCTCGTAAAACGAAGAAGTCGGACTATGACGATGTAGATGTTATCCCAGTCAGTGATCCGAATGCGGCAACGATGTCGCAGAAGGTTGTGCAGTATCAGGCTGTCCTCCAATTAAGCCAAACCGCTCCGCAACTCTACGACCTGCCCTATCTCCACCGGCAGATGATCGAGACCCTTGGCGTCAAGAACGCTGAGAAGATTGTTCCGGCTCCGGATGATCAGAAACCGCGTGACCCCATCACCGAGAACATGGATGCCATGACGGGTAAGCCGCTCAAAGCCTTCATGTATCAGGACCACGAAGCGCACATTCAGATCCACATGGCCCTTGGGCAAGATCCGAAGATTGCTCAGCAGATTGGGCAGAACCCGATGGCGCAGCAGATCACGCAGTCGCTTCAGGCTCACATCATGGAGCACGTGGCGTTCCAGTACCGTCGTGAGATTGAGAAGCAGCTTGGCGCGGCCCTGCCCCCACTGCCGCAGACCGATCAAGACGAGTACGACTTGCCGCCTGAGTTTGAAGTGCAGTTGTCGCAGTTGGCTGCAGCCGCAGCAGCACGGCTCCTACAGAAGGATCAGGCCGAGGCACAGATGCAGCAAGCCGCCCAGCAACAACAGGATCCACTCGTCCAGATGCAGATGATGGACCTGCAGATCAAGCAGATGCAGGCACAAGTCAAAGCCCAGCAGTTGCAGATGGATGCGCAGATCCGCATGGCCGACCAGCAGCGCAAAGCCCAGAAAGACATCATGGACGCCGCTGCCAAGGCCGACGAGTTGGAGCTTCGCAAAGCAGAGATTTCTGGCCAGCAGCAGCTTGAGGCCGCACGCCTCGGTGTTGACATCCAGAAGGACAAGGCCGCGTTGTCAGCCAAGCAACAGATCGAAGGAGTTCGCCTCGGTCTTGATATTGGTAAAGCGCGGGACGACGCCGATGCACGGCGCACACAGGCTAACAAGCCGCAACCGACAGGTGAGTAATGAGTTATTCAAACGCTTTGGAGTACCTTGAGACAAAACTCAAGGATGAGCGCAATTTAATTGTTGAAACCCTAACTCAGGGAAAACTGGATGAGGGTGAATACAAACGCCTGTGCGGGGCGTTACAAGGTCTTGACCTCGCACGCAACCATATCAAAGACCTTGCAAAACGTATGGAGGAAGAGTGAGTAGTATCAACATTGAGAAGACACAGGAAGAGGCTGCAAAAGCCAAACTCCTGCCGGAGCCCAAGGGCTACCGAATCCTATGTGCAGTCCCGCATGTAGAGGAAGAGTTCGATAGCGGCATTATCAAAGCAGACGACACAAGACGAACTGAGGAGCTGACCACAGTCGTGCTGTTTGTTGTGAAGCTGGGTGAGCAGTGTTATGCCGATAAAGAGCGCTTTCCAACTGGCCCATGGTGCAAGGAAGGAGATTTTGTCCTGACTCGCCCCTATTCCGGTACCCGCGTGGTCATCCATGGCAGGGAATTTCGCATCATCAACGACGACACCGTAGAGGCTGTCGTGCAAGACCCCCGTGGCATTCGCCGCGCATAAAGGAGTAAACCATGGCTGTTGAACAAACTGAATTTAAGTTTCCTGACGAGATCGAACAGGAAAAGGCTGCTGCCGCTGAACCGGCACAGGCCGATGACGACCTAAAGGTCGAACTTGTCGATGACACCCCCATAGAAGATCGAGGCCGTAAGCCGCTGCCCAAAGAGATGGTGGCTGAGCTAGAAAAGGACGATCTTGAGGAGTATTCCGACAAGGTTAAGAAGCGCCTTTCCCAGATGAAGAAAGTCTGGCACGACGAGCGCCGTGAAAAGGAACGTGCGTTCCGCGAGAAGGAAGAGGCCCTTCGGTTCGCAATGGCCCGCGAACAGGAGATTAAACAGCTAAAACAGCGTCTTGGCAATGGTGAAAAAGCCTACTTCCAAGAAGTTACCAAGGCCGCTAACAATGACCTCAATGTCGCCAAAGACCGCCTGAAGCAGGCCTATGAGGCCGGGGATGCTGAAAAGATAACCGACGCACAGGAGGCTTTGACGGAAGCTAAACTGCGTATTAAGCAGTATGAGAATTTTAAGCCCTCTTTACAAACTGAAGAGGTAAGAGTACAACCGACTCAACAGTACCCGGTGCCGCCGGTACCTCAAGCTGTTTCGGACCCAAAAGCCGAGGCATGGCGCGAGAAGAATACTTGGTTTGGCACTGACGAGGAGATGACCGCCCTCGCGCTGGGACTGCACGAAAAATTGGTCCGGTCTGGGGTAGATCCGCGAAGCGATGATTACTACGACCGAGTTAACGCGACCATGAGGAAGCGTTTTCCTGACTACTTCAACGAAGATGTAGCCGAGGAGAAGCCGACTCAAACGAGACAGGACGAAAAGCCTGCTCGCACAAAACCAGCCAATGTAGTGGCTCCGGTAACGCGAGGAACCGCGCCGCGTCAGGTCCGCCTGACACCGACTCAAGTTGCTATCGCCAAGAAACTGGGACTGAGCAACGAGCAGTACGCACGTGAACTTTTCAAACTGGAGGCTAACTAAAATGGCTGAGAATAGACTTGCACGCGAACTCGAAAATCGAGAATCCGCACAACGCAAAATGGCGTGGACCCCGCCCCAAACGCTCCCTGAACCGGAGCCGCAGGATGGTTGGGTATTTCGCTGGATCCGGACTAGTATTATGGGTCAACCTGATCCTTCTAATACGTCTGCAAAATTTCGGGAAGGTTGGGAGCCTGTGAAGGCCGAAGACCAACCCAAGCTGATGATGCAAGCCGATCCAAACTCCCGCTTTAAGGGGAACATCGAAATCGGTGGGTTGTTGCTCTGTAAGGCTCCGGCTGAACTAATGCAGCAGCGTGATAATTATTACGCCACGCAAGCAAAGGCTCAACTTCAGTCTGTAGACAACAACTTTATGAAGCTAAACGACGAGCGTATGCCGCTCTTTAATGAAAAGAGAACGACGATCTCGTTTGGTAAAGGCAAATAACTTATTTTGGAGTAACTAATGGCATATCCTACTATCGACAAGCCTTATGGCTTGAAGCCGATTAATATAATCGGCGGGCAGGTGTTTGCCGGTTCGACTCGCCAACGTCGTATTGATTCTGGTGCTTC